GAATTTGATTTAACTTTATACTGTGGAGCAGTAGCTCCTTGAATACTACCCTGTTCTACCTCAATAGTAGGTGTGCCTGCCCCGCCATTTGATGAATCTATAGGAGTAACTAATCCATATACCTCTACAAAAGCCCCACCAGAAACACCTGTATTTATACCTACTGCTGTAATATTTCCAGTTGAGCTGACAGAAAAGTTGCTATTTGTATTGGCATATGTTAGGCCCTTAACCTCTCCTGATGCTGTAAGCTTTTCTACTTTGACATTACCATCATCTTCTACTATAAAATCTTGGCCGCTGGTAGTTTTAACATGCAATTTCCCAAGAACACTACCTAATGTAACCCCAATCCCAACACGCCCATCATACGGGTTCCCACCCGATGCATAGTCTGGGTTTCCCACCCAGAAGGCGTCTGTCCCAAGTGTTGATGTGGCATTTAGTATATATTGCTCAGATGCCCCTAGCGCCGTTCCGCCAGTCAGCTTTAAGGCCCCAGTCATAATATCTGAACCGGTATTTAGTAGGTAATCTGGATGAGCCTGAGTCGTATCGTCCGGATGGTTTATTAAATTGGTAGCGGATATTGCATTATTAGCATCATCGTAAACGGTTTGTTTGATTCTAATGGTATCACATATAATGCTTGATATTGTTTGGGATGTTACCTCTGTGGAGGTAATTTTGATACTTTTAAGTGTTTCGCTTAGTGCCTCCGCCAGCTTCCCAGAAAATGGAATTGAATGCCACTCATTATTAATGCGTACAAATTGATATAACTTACCACCAACCTTGCCATATCTTATTTCACCCGGATATCCATGTTCCTTTGCAGGTATTCCGTCTTTAAATAATGCTTTGGGCTGAAATTGTGGCATTACTTAACAGGTCGTTCCCTGTATACTATCGTGACATCGTTAATCTCAAAACCGGCGTCTAATGTCCCGTCATTTATAATTTTAAGTTTAGTAGATAGGCATTTAACTGCTGGTGTCACCTTAAAGTCTTGCGTTTCCCAATCACTTATCCATATATTTTCTCCGGGGGTTGAGTGGTCACTACTACCGTCAGCATCACATAATGCTTTTGTTGTATGGCTGACAACGCTCTCAGCACATCTCCCAGTATCTTGAAAATCTGTACCGCTAGAGGTTATTTGCACCTGCGTAGTAGAGGCTCCATCATTATATATTAAATAAGCCGCAGCGTTACCGTCACCATTTAAAGTCCTATAGGTAATTTTTATCTTACTAATTCGCTTTATCGTGGCCGGATTGCCTAGGTCTAAATCTTTTGATGTCCAGTCATAATCTACTGCCGCAGCTGTGGCTGTTGAATAGTCATTACGCCACCTTGCAAATGTCACTACACTGTCATTGTTCTCCTGTGGGATAATTAATTCATTATCATATATAAAAAACTGCCCTTTACCATATGCGCCTATTCTATCTCCGCCTACACCGCTACCCGCTAGCCCCAGACCCCTGACAAATGAGTCGGTTAACAAATCATATACGAAAAAGTCTAGACTGTCTTTCTTTGTAAATATCCCAAGATTATATCTTGGGTGGTACCCAATAACAATATCATCAGTATACCAATCTTCCCAATCTTGCTCTATTTTACCGGCGCAGAGCTGTTTGATTCTCTGACCGTCATATAGGTATGCACCGTATTTATTACCAAATATAATACCAGAATCTGTCCTGAAGGCAGCAGCCTGACTGGGGATACCCCTATATTTATATGTTTCTCTTAAAAATTCAGGCTCTGTTGTAACATCTATTATATACAGCGTCTCTTTTTTAAACTGCAACAATATTCCACCAAAGCTCTCTAATAATACTATTTCATCACCATCGTCTACCACAACGTCCAATGAATCATATGGGGGGAATACATCAAATCTATTTGGGATTGACTTCATCACCCTGTCCCCAAACTTCTTGGGGGTGTCTGAACCTTCAACCAGCATAAGAACATTACCCGCATAAACCCTACGGTTCAATACAGTAGCCGTCCTCCAGCGTATATCTATAGATTTTGTGTCTGGAAAAACAGCTGTACGACCCTGATAAGTATCTGGGAATATAGAACCCTTATACTCAGAAAAACATATTTGCTGGTCCGAATGTGTCCCCACAATTGCTGCCCAAGCTGTATTTGTCCCATCCGAATTCTTGAAGCCATCTACTAAGTCAAACGTACAAACATATTGATAATCTGTTTCTTGAGGTATTGTGCCTTCATCATCTTCATATTTATTTGTGTAAAAATTTACATGTGTTATTCTATTGCCGCCATATTCCTCGGCTATTATTTCTCCATTTGCACCAGTTGCTTTAGACTTTATTGTGAGGGCTATTCTAAACCCTAAATTTTCATCCAGCTCCTCTATTTCCCCCGGAGGGTCATATTCTATGTCTTGGGCAACTTCTAAGTCTGATGGGAGCCATGCCGGGTGGCCGGAACCAGCTTCCTCATTTGCATCACATATACTCTCTGTGGTATGAGCGGTGACACCTTCTCCACATTCACCATAATCTACCCATCCAAACACACCGGTTAATGTTGCGTCATTAGTATTATTATAGGCCCCACTGCCGTCAACTATATCACTATACGATAGGGTTTGCCACTGGCCCTGCGCATCTAGTGCAGTTACAGTCCCAGACTCATCCCAGTTTTGATTATCACCTGTCCCAGCAATATCCCTAACATCAGCATTTAAACCAATAGATGTGTCTCCGTACTGGACCTCTTTACTTATTGTCTGCACATAACCAAGGTCTGCCGGGGTTGGAGCCCCGGGCAGAACAGTGGATGCTATTGTATATATTTCGTGTGGAAGAGTTTCCTGCTTACCATCAAATGTGTATGTGACATATAGCTTACGACCCTGCATTTGAATCGTACCATCACCTTTATTTCTGGTGATTTCAAGGTTAATCCCCATCATCCCGGGGTCGCAGTCAGGCCCAGTCCCAACCCCAGCGGTATTTGTAACTGAGTTTTTAAATGTCACATCATTTGGTTTCACAAGCACAGCCGGGTATGTGTACCACCCGTTAGCAGTATTGCCATTAGTGGACCCGTCCCCTATATAGGTTCTTTCAATAAACCCAAACCATAGGCTTGATGCACTGACCCCAGTTGCAATATGTGTAGCATTTACATAGTTAGGGTCAGATACCCTTAGCGCCCCATCTACAATGTAATAAGCTGCCTCTGCATCTTCATCTCCACTTGTCATATTCCCAGCTGCTGGGTCTACCAGACAGGCTGGGAGCCCATAAGCGAAGGCTGAACCGTAGGGGGAGTCTGTAGTGTTAGGGTCAGGATGAAACCACCCGTCTACACTGTTGATATGTTGTGTGTGAGCATGAAGCCATAGTTTCCCATTTCCTCTATTGACAAATGCTATCCATTTCTCAGAACCAACAGTCCCCCCATGAATACGGTCTGTGCCAAATGGTAAGAACACTGCCCCATTCTTTATAGTCATAGCGCTACCATCATCATCGGTTGCAGATATAGTAGACATAGTTGCACTATTGTCATTATCCCCATTGCTAACGGCCTCAAAATATCCTAATGGGGTTAACTTTCCAACATTTCTAATGGAAAAGTTTTTTACCTCAGACGCTGTCTTGTCGTCTACATCTCTTGCGTCTGAAAATGTATTGAGACCACCATCAAATTGCCGTATTACTTTTGATGCTTTTGGCATTATTTTTGTAACACCTTTTTAACCTGAAGCCATGCTATATCATCTAGTTTGTTTTTTGTACTCTTTACTAAATAATCACCAAGAGTTATTACTACAGCCTTAATTATCTTCTCAGTAAAGAATGTTTTTGTTATAAATGCAAGTATACCTGCCATTGTATTTCTCCTTATTTTTTCTTTGTTGTGTATTTCCTTCCCTGCCATGTGAAACTTTTTTTTCCGGATTTTGATGCCTTAGAAAATGCATCCCTGAATTTACCGGCAGTTTTAGACTTTTTAGCATATGATGCATAAGCACCACCTTCTGTCAGCTTAACTGACTTAAAGCCCTTTTTAATCTTACCAGTAGCCTTAATCTTGCTGGGTCTGGTCTTTTTACCAACCGTTACCATACCCATGGCTTTTTTAACCTTGCCGGATTTAGCGGTTTTAACAACAGCTTTATTAATTTTCTTCATATTGCGTTTCTGCTGCCACTGTGACAACTTCTTTTTTATCTTCTTGTGTACTGGCATTGCTATCTCCTTTATCTTTGAACTATTATGTATTGACGCCCCTGCCTGTCGTTTCCAGCCTTTACGCCAGTGACGATTTTATCTTCCATTTCCTTCACTCTAGCCTCCACCTGCACTATGCGTGAGGCCAGATGGCGCAATGTATCAGCTACATTTCCATCTCTTGGCGGCGGCAGTGGCTGTATTCTACGTTTTGACATTATATATATTTCCTAGTAAATACCCAGATTGCTATGTTTAAGAACCCTATTGCCAATAAATACCATGTACCACCAACCATGTAGTAATAAATGCTATATAGACCAATAATAAGGTTCATCCATCTTATGAAGTGGAACATCTCATCACGCTTTATTTCCATCTATCAACCTTCCCCACACCGAGCATTTACCGTCAATTATCTGCACTATATTCACCGTGAAGTTACCCTTGTCATAAAAATCTACTATTGCGAAGGCATGGGCCCAATTAATTCTCCTATGGCCTAGCCATACATTGGCCTCATCCCGCATATCCTTTAAACAGCCGATTGACCATGCTGCTTTTGGTCCATCCATATGGGTTGCCGTCATATGTTGTATGTCGTGCCAGTGACCATACATTATATTGCATCCTAATTTCCTTAAATGGTTAGCTGTGTGATATTGACCACCATATTGGTCTCCATGATAGAAATACAGTTTTCCAATCTTTAAATGCTTTCCATGCTCATAGAAGGTATACCCTCTTTCTTTGAGGTGGACAGAATTTTTAAACCGGTAATGAGGTAAGTAACTATGTTCCTCAACGAACATATCGGGCCATATATCATGATTTCCCTGTGTGAGATACTTGGTCTTACATCCAATCTTATCAAGCGCTTCATCTATCACGTCCATGTTTATATTAACCGCAGCCACATCCCTGTCTAGCTTTGGTATCATCATTTCTAGTGGTGGGCGTTTTTTGCGCTTATATTTCCACATAGAAAACTCATTCCACTCGCCAGTATCTCCTAAATCTACATATATTGACGGCTTAACCATCTCTATTGCCTTACATACACACCTTATCGCCGGTATGTCTGCCAGTGGAAAATGTTTGTCCGGGGTTACCACCGCTCGCCCCGTCACACCCTTCAAAATTCCTTCCTTATCCTCACTACGATATGAATAAATGTAGCAATTAGGATAGATAGCCTTAAAATATCAGGTAAAGCGGACCATAAACTTAATAAAATTCCGCCAACACCCTCTACGGCTGTCCCTAGGGGGCCCTGTACTACCGATTTTAAACTGTCATATGTGTCCCTCATAACCATTTGTCTCCAAAAAGTGTTCTATAGTTCCCTTTCCGTGTTCACTGTTATACACCCGCTTCCAGTATTTCGCTTGTCCAATAATATCACTTGCTTTTGGCAATGGTTTACTGTCTCTCCTATATTTCAGTCTGCAAAATGCAGCCTGCAGTGCTATGCTGGATAGTAGTCTTTTTTCACCGTTAGAGTCATCCCATCCAAGTGACCATAACTTTTCCTGTAAATCTGGTCTGTAATTAACGTAATTTTTTATTGTATCATTCATGGTTGCCGGTTCCACTTGGAAAAACCCTATTGCCGGACCACCTACCTGTCTTAGATGTCTATACCCTGATTCAGCCATGCCGGTTCTGTAAACTAGCTTAGCAGCATCGTCTGAATACATATCTAAATGTTCTAGGGTAAATTTTATTATCTCTTTTATCTCTTTTTCCATTATGTGTTCATATCATATTTTAGTACTACTGTACAGTTTACATCACCCGGGTTAGCAACGGGGTCAAACCCTATTGATATTATATCTCCTACTGAAAAAGCATTAGTTTCATTACCCTGACCTGCGTCGAAACTAGTAGTTACTCCTATTTCGTTTATATAAGTAGTATTTGCCAATGAACCGGGAAAAGTAAAGCTAGACCTAAAATTTGTTGTGCTAGCATATGTATCGAGGTTTTCACCAATCCCCATTGTCATTCTTGCAGAACCTGACGCCTGCGCAGTTGTTGGTCGCCACATTATTTTATAGAAAGTTCCATCGTGTGGGCATATCATACACATATATTCTTTATTGGCAATGCCGGGCATAGACTGCTCTATAATATATCCTGCCAGCGGAAGGTATCTGACGTAGGCGCTTGTAGTAGAATAGTTACACACTATATACTCATATTCGTACCTGTTCTCAGCGTCTACATATGATTCGTAAGCGATTTTTTTCCATGTAGCCATTAATCTACCTTAATTTCCAAGAGTTTTGCGTGAATTGACTTGACTTTCTTTACAACATCTGCGGCCTGCTCTAAATCGGCCCCGGGTATGCTTGAATTGTTTATTAGCCTTAACAGAAACTCTGTATCCTTAATCGTCCACATGGTCCCATTTGAGGCTCCCCGTATTAAGCCCATTACGCCGTTCTAATATACAGAGTACCATTTCCGCCGGTAAAACAGAAACTGCCTATACCTCCAGCATTATGAGTTGGTGCAGTGGAGCCACCAAGACCATCCATTATCGCTATGGGCAACATTATGTGATTAGAAGTGTGCATATTACTAATACTCCAGCCTGTTAGACCGAGAGCTACGCCTGCCCCTGATGTATTCCCAGCGCCATTGTTTTTGGTCCACTTAATTGTTGGATAATCAACTTCATTGCCACTAGCTTCAATATGTATTCCACCAGCACTAGCGGTAGTTGCAGATGGGCTAGCTACATTGCCCAATAAAATCATCTTGTCTTCAACTTCCAGAGTGGTAGAATTAATAGTGGTTGTAGTTCCACTTACAGTTAGATGACCCGTAATGGTAACAGTATCATCTGCTTGGTTACCTATTGTAACATCCCCATTTAAATCACCAGCCAATAAAGTTAGTATCTCTGCAAGTGTCTGGTCATCTGTAGCATTGTTCTGAACACCTGTGGCAGTAGAATATGTTCCAAAGTCACTTATATCGGCTTCAACTATTGCATCAACAGTAATTACTTGTCCAGTAATAGAGATATAATCTCCAGCACTTCCACCAGCGATTGTAACATTTGTTGAATTATCTGTGCCTGTGGCGTCAAATGGTAAGTCACTCACCAAACCTCTTGCCATATCATCCGAGTTATCGGAATTCATGTATAAGAGTACATCAGCAGTTGCAATCGCTGTGCCCTCAAGGTCGGTTGTATTCTCATCAAAGTCAATGTGAACATCTGGTGTTGCCGTTGTACCGTTATCTACACGAATACCATCACCAGCCGTTATCCCAGTTACGTCGCCACCACCAATACCTGAGATTTCCTCCCAAACCGGGGCACTAGAGCCAGAGGCCTGAGACGTTAGTACATATCCATCTGCGGCGCTTGCCCCTAAATCATCTGCTGATGGTGTTTTTGTTAATACCTTTTTCCACGTTGCCATTTTATTCTCCTTTAGCTATATATAAGTCACTGTTGTAATACACCACCTTGCCTTCTTCGGCTAATGGGAGCGCATCTTGTTCTGCAAATGTTAGACTCCTGATATCCATTCCGGTAGAGGAAAGTGAAAATAAATCAACGTCACCATTTATTTCAATCACAAATGCGTCTGCAGTAGTGTCATATCTCATTTTAACATCATCATCAATGCCAAAAATCAAGTTCCTATTATCATTTAATTTATATCTACTGCCTATAAAAGATTGTGCCGCTTGTGCTGGTGATGTATATGTCCCACTTATCCCCGCTTCGCTGAGTATAATGCCAAATTGTGACGCCTCTGCATCAAAACCTTCATGTGTGTCCCATGCTGTTGTAGAGCTGTCTATATCTGGTGTCCATGAAGTTGTTCCGGTGGTCTCTTTATTTGTCCATGTAGACATTAAAAGCCCCTCCCAATTACCCGTCTAAGACCACCAACTCTGGCATTAGTATACTCTGCGACACGTTTATTAAATCTATCCATATAATATTCCTTTTCCCTTAGTTCGGCTGCCATTTGAGATTTAATATAATCTACTATTGCAATAGCCATGGTATCGTGAATTGGGATTTCTTCATCCTCATTTAATATTTCAGAAACATCAGGTATGGCTGTATATTCCAACATTAATGAGTCTACTCTCCCAACTTCCCCCTCATTTGTACCAGATAGTTCAACACCACCACCGGAGGGGGTTTGATATGGAGGTTCACCATTAAGACCAATGTCTTGAGAGAGCTTATGCTCTATTATGACAAGCTGCCTTCCTCGCATAAAATACGAGTATCTCTCATCCATCGTCCTTGCATCATCTTGTCCGTATGCTGGCATTATTTCTTCTTCCTTTTTGCAAGGTTTCTGCTTTTAAGGGGCTTCCGCAGCGGCTTCTTGGGTATTTTTTTCTTTTTAGGTAATGGTTTCCCCAATTGGGCTTGCCTATAGGCTTTCCTCATCTTCTTTTCCTGCACTAACTGGGCTGGTGACTTTATCCCCATCTTTCCCCTCTTGGGTGCTGGTTTCGCTTTCTTCCGGTTCTGGTTTGGTTGTGGTTTTTTATATGGCATTATTTCTCCTAAGTATAAATTACAAGCTCTACCGCCACCGGGTCACCGACGGCATTATCATTGATTGAAAGAGCCGTGCTCGCCGGCTTCGGTACAAAAATACTATCCCCGGGTGTGAGAATACAGAAATCTGAAGAAGATGTAGCAGTAGTAGCACAATAAAGTTCAATTGCAGTATCTACCGGTTTACTTCTATCAATATTCCCTATTTTAGAAGCATCATATTTAAAGCCGGTATTTTTAACCCAATATGCATTACAGCCATTAACTTCAATAATATTTAAATTCCCAGCAGCGCCGCCGGAGGTTGTATGCTGTAATACTAAGTCCCCATTCTCATCCTCCTCATAAGCATCCTCATCACTGGTTTTTGGCGTATTGCCATGACTAAAAAGACTACCATAATTACTAATCCGAGCAGCTCTTGAATCTACAGCATTATGCGCTGTTTCACCCTGCGAATCTACAGCAGCGGAATTTTCTATTATTGGTGTTACGCTCATTGCGTATCTTAATTCGTCTGCCACTATTTCTCCCTATTAGTGTCTACAAGCCGACTGGCGATAAGGCTTCTTTTTATTTGCTTTGGCTATCTTTTTCTTTGCCTTGTGCGTAGTCTTGGTTATTTTTAGAATATTTGCTCCCTTTTTAGGGTTCTTATTTTTAAGGGTCTTCCCAACCTGTTTATTAACCTTTTTCTCGGTTTTCGCAACGATTTTGCGAATTTTCTTATTTTGACGATTATATTTCTTCCTTTCAACAGCCCTTTTTACCTTCACAACAGCCTTCTTAACTTTCTTTTTAACTGACATTATTTCTCCTTATAGTTTTCTATAATTATTCTACCAAGTGGCTCATAGTAGTCCGTCTTAGGATTCTTAACCTTAACATGTGTAACCTGAACAAGATTGGATGGTAGATTATAAACAGATTGGCCGTCTACAAGGTCTGTTAGATACTGCGTAACATTTTCCTTGGTCTTTAACTGTATTTCATTAAGAGCATCAGTAAGTAAGACCTTGATATAATTAAATCTAGTCTCACCAACCAGCTCCATTAGTTCCTTAACCTTCATTACACGAAAATCGCATATTCTACAGCAACATCATCAGTGCCAATATCGTCAAATGTGATAAAGGCTGTATCACTATCAGCTGGGTCTGGGAAAAACATACCCTCTCCACTAGCTAATATGGCAACTATAACACCGCCTATAGTGAGGCTTACCTTAGAATCTGCATTGGCCGCCAAGCCAAGATTAAAGTCTTCACCAGCATCATATTTTTTGCCAGTATTTTTTACCCATACACCTACACAACTAGCCGGCGTATCTATTGTACCACCATTTGCATCTTTATGTGTGCAGTCTCCGGTTACCCATCCTGTTATGTCCGCACCGGTCCATGTCCCGCTTGAGTTTCCACCACCAATACTACCTTTAATATCGGCTGATAATACATCAGCGCCAGAAGCGCCTTCGGTTACGTCAGCCAACCCTATAATGGGAGTGACGCTTACTTTCCAATCTATTCTAGTTGCCATCTTGTTTCTCCTTTGCTTGTGTTAAGAATCCTTGATTATATTGAGCATTTAGTGCTTGATATTTTGCTGTCAACCACTGATACTCAATTCCAGCTTGTTCATTTTTTCCTTGAAACTCCCCAATAACAGCCTGTACTTCTGCCTGATACTGTGTGAGCTCAGCTTGAAATTTATTTAATTTACCATCATTTTTTGACTGTATCTGTGCTATTTCCTGTTGAGCCTTTTCAATCTGCGTTTTATGTATACTCATTGCCCTTTCTGCATCGGCTTGGTATCTGCCGCCCTCAGCCTGTACGTCGGATTGATATTGTTTCAAATCAATATCTGACTCCGCTTGGTACGTCTGTAGCGCTTTTGATATCTCCTGCGACCATTCCTTGAGCCCCGCATCAAATTTGGCTGATGCCTCTACAGTTTCGGCTTGATATATACTTATTTTATTAGTATTCTCAGCTTGCCATTCTTGAACATCCTCAGTTCTTGTTTGTTGAAATGTCATTACAGCCTTTTGAACATCTTTCCCCTGCCATTCAGCGACATCATGTGCTGTTCTAGTCTTATATATATCAATATCACTCTGATACTTCTGGAGCTTCAACGTATACTCCTTATTTTCAGCGTCAACTTTTAACTGAGAATCTTGCACCGCCTTTTGAACTTCGGCTTGATATTCGGTAACCTCTTTATTAAAGCTGTTAATTGAGTTGCTTATATTTTGCTGATATTCAGACAAGCTGTGAGTGGCCTCTGTATTCCATTTGTTAAATTTATGCTCTATATTTTCCTTAGTCCACTTTGCTGCTTTCACTTGGAAATCCACATTGACCTGTTCTGTCTTGGTCTGGAATTCCTGCACAGTCGCCTGTATGACCGCTGTATATTTTTGTATCTCAAGGGTGGCTATTGATGTCTCAATCTCTTGCGCCCCCTGCCTTTGAGCAATCTCTATCTGGCATTTTTCCATCTGTGCTTTATGAGAAGCGTTTGCCCTCTCCGAGTCCGACTGATACCGTCCGGCTTCCGCCTGCACATCAGCTTGGTATTGCTGTAGGTCTAAACCTGTTTCTGCCTGATACTTCTGGAATGCCTTACTAAGTTCCTGAGTCCACACCTTTAATTCCGTATCAAACTGGGCTTGAGCCTCTGAAGACTGGCTTTGATATAGCCCTAGTAGCCGGGTATTTTCACCCTGCCATTCTTGTAGTTTGTCGGTATGGTCTTGGGTAAATAGTGCAATAGCCGGCTGTACCACCTTGGCCTGCCACTCGGTTACATCATGCGTAGTCCGATATTGATATTGCTGAAGCTCCGCATTAAATTTCTGTAATTTTGCTGCATACTCGTTGTTTTCACGGGTTAGCGCATTGCTAGCGTCGGTTGTTGCCTTTTGAACCTCTGCTTGGTATTCAGATACGTCTTTGTTAAATACATTCACCTCATTAGAGATGTTCTGCTGATATTCGCTCAGATAATTAGTAAATTTTGTCCCCCAAAAACTTATACCAGCCTCAACATGGTTCTTGGTCCACTCTTGAACTAAAGAATTAACATCAGCCTGATAAGTTTGTACTTCAGTATTATGCCTAGTAAGGTTTGCTTGGAATTCTTGGTTTTCCTTATCAAGAGTAATTTTAGAGTTAGCTAGTTCCTGCTGAATCAGTTGTTGATATATACCATTTTCCTTATTAAACACATTCACAGCATCCTGTAACTCAGCTTGATATTTCTGTATTTTACCACCAATTACTTGCATCATTGAAGATGCAAGCTCAGAATCCTCCTCTGACTTTATGAGCGTCTCTTCAATGTATGTAAAATCTGGTACATCTAATACAGGTACGAAATATTCTGGCTGGTTACTGCTGGCACCGCTAGAGCTTGGGTCAGAAAATGATGCTGACGATATGCCTGCTGGCGGGGAAGGTACACTAAGAGATGGTATTGTTGGTAGCACGGGAGGACTAAACACCGGCTGTGTGTATTGTGGTACCTTTGCTCTTACTAGTGTGGAATAATCCACCTCTCCCTCGGAAAATGAAGGAGTCTCTGGTGCAATAGGTATTTCATGTGACAATGGTAGGTCTGTAATATCATCTAAATTGGTAACGTCAAAGCTTAATGCCGGTAGACTTGGTGCCACCGGACCAGTATATGCTGGGATATCCGGAACATCTGTAAAATCAACATCAACCGAGTCTGGGGCTACCGGAGCAATATATGCCCCCGGCTGTGTATATGTAGGCAGGTTCTCAAGGTCACTAAAAACAAAGGTTGCTGCCTTGACCGTAGGTTGCACTGGTAGCACAATCAATGGCATATCCTCTACCTCAGGGAAATCGTCTATGCTTGGGAAGTCTGGCGATGTATACACAGGTTCTATATATTCTGGCACCTTGGTTCTAGCTAGGGTAAAATCGGTCTGCCACGAATCAGTTGAAATATCTGGTGGGGAAATTAAACTCGCAGGCGCAGACTCAAGCGTAAGTGGTGGTATTGTAAGAGTAGTGTCTGTAAAACTTAATACGCCCATTGCTGGGGCACTTGGCCCAGTATATGATGGTGCGTCTGGCACATCTGTATAATTTATATTACTCCCGGCAGGGGCCACTGGTGGTGAATAGGCTGCTGGCGGTGTAAATGTTGCTAAAGACTGTTCTGGTACTATAATCGATGGAGCCATGGATACAACAGGGAGAGTAATCGCAGGCAATCCGATGTGTAAATCCGCCATTTGACGGAACACAACGACCATGGCTCCATAGAGTACTACTAATTCATAATAAGATGATGGGAAACTAGTTATTGCTGATGCTACCCCGCTTACTTCCGGCACGCTTAAATATTGAGCTATCGCTCTAACCTCAGCAACCGAATACCCTACCTGCACATTATCATCAAAGTTTTGCTCTACAACAAATGATTCGGTGTCTTTTACCTCAAAAATTATATGTGTTCCAACATATGTTTGGTTGCCGGTTGGTGATGACTGCGATATTATGATATGGTCTCCAAATGCAAAATCATTTGTAGCAGTGGCAACGAGTGTTTTATTCCCATCATCATATGAGGAAAAACCTGTTATATCTACATCAATGCCTACGCCGGGCTCCGGAAGAACAAAAACCTTGCCGTTTAATAAATAATATACTGGGAATTCACCGGTTGCAAATTCAATACTGTCTGCGTCTCCTGCACGATGCCTTTTATGGACCGGTAATGGTTTGCACGGCTTAGAGCCACGACTAACATCATATATAAGGCCATAATCAACAGGAAGACCGGTCGGTGTTACTGCGGCTTCTGTGGTAAATAACCATAGGTCGTCCGGACTGGTAAGCTTCACTCGGCGTATAATATCCTTTGCGCCTGCAGTTAATGCATCATCCAAACTGGATAGTGAGCCGGGGAGCGTCCCAGCTAGGTCCTCTACTTGAGTTTGAAAGCTCATCTAAAGCCTCCTAGTAAAGAAATATTACAGTGGCGCTGTTTGTCTGAGTTGCTGCAATCGGGTATATCACACCACCAGTTAATACCAAGGTGGCTGAAGACCCATCAGCAAAAACGACGGTTACACCCGCATCGGCTGGGACAAAAATTGCCCTGCATACTGGTGCCGCTGTATTTGCTCCGGGCACTGATGCGCCCATATACGGCGCTACTGCTTCCTGTACTGTTCTTGATTGTAAACTATATGCCATTTTAACCTCCTACTCTAAGCCATGACGGGCGTGAACGAGTTAGTAATATCCCCCGCCACTTTGACGGGGGATATATTTTAATCACTGGATACTATTTCCAGAGAGCGTGACACTCAGGCATGGACCATTCAAATCCACCTTCCGTAAGTATCATATCTACTCTTTTATCAGTACCGGTATTCTCAAGTGTCTGAACACCAACATAGATTGATGTGTCACGATTTACGCCGTTTCCTACCAGCGGACGCCATTTCACATAGTCCATGTTACAACCCAGAATCTTAACACCACTATTATCTAGTGCAATACAGCGAGACATATTAATGTCGCCGTATGGTGTATAGATTGTTGAGAAATCAATGCCAAAGGCTTTCTTTCCACCTTTAACAGCAAAATCAAAACGAGTTTTGGAATCTGACGCTGACATGTTGGCTCCCATGTAACCAGTAGATGCACCTAGCTTATACAGCCAGTTGTATACTTCAGTGTTACAGAAGAACATCATGCGTTTGGAGTTGTTGTAACGTGGGTCAACAAGCTGACTTAAATCATTCAAGAAGTCATCTTGGTTCTTTGTTGGACTCCACTCAAACAGGTTGCTGTTTGCTAGTATATAGTCAACAGCGCCTTGAGTATAGTTAATGCTGGAAACAGTTTTCTGACTACCAAAAAGCGCAGTCTGTTCTATTTCCCATTTATGCTCAATCAACTTATCACGCCAAAGCCGTGCCCATTCATCTGCTTCATACTTTAAAGCAGTTGCCCGTGCAGTGTTGGTCATACCAAACTCAGTCCGGAATATTTGAGTTAACCCATATCCAGTTGAGTAAGGCTGGTCAGACCAGTTAGCTTCCATTAAGGTTGAACCTTCACCGTATGCAGTACCAGTAACATATGAACGCCTAAGCTCTAAATGTTCAGCAATTGAGTTATCATAGGCTGCATTTGGAGATGCGTCGTCCAAAAATGAAGCACCAGTATCGTCTTCATAGGTTGTAAGGAAACTGTTGGCAGGAGCATCTTTGATAGCCACTACTGCTAACTGGACAGCTTCCCACCATAAGGTTGGGTTACCATCAGAATCAACTGTAGCGCCAGTTGGAATAGCAACTCCTTCAACAAATGCGCCTACAACAGAGTTTGTGTCTGGACCGGTGTCAATAGTATGAGCATACCAGCCCGCCTGAACTGCTCCAACCTTATATAGTGCATAGTTTGAAAATACACCACCTAAAGTAGCTGCATAGTTAATTTTAATCACCTGATTAGGTAAGTAAAATTCAGGTCTTGTACCTGCACCGCCAATTAAATTGCCGGTTTGCCCAATAACATTCTGGATATTGCCATGAGATAAATAATCAGTAGCCATATACAAAAATACCTCACCAGCATCAAGGTCACCGTCAAGGAGGCCTGCCACATCGCCTGCATCAGCTGGTGTATCTACACCGGCTGCTATACAATACGCATAACGCTTCATCCATGATTGACGCTTTTCCGTGAATTTAAACTGGGGGTCGTCGGTTGGTTTTTTTCCTATTTTAGAGACCATTCGGAAAAAGGGTGTTTGGTCTATTGCTAGTTCTGAGAACTGTGCAGAGAAATTATATTTTCTCCGCATTTCACCGGTATTCGGGTCGCCTCCAGCTATGCCAGTGACGTCAGATAGCACTTGATTGTTGTCGTAATTTAATACGCTCATTTGTCTACCATCCTTTCTTAAGAACGACGGCAGACCTTACATAGGTCTACGAGTCGAACAGGTTATCAGTATTTACATTCTTGATGTAATCAAAAATGCGGTCATCTTCAGTCATACTTTCCGTATCAGCACTACCTGTTGCACTCGCCGTTGTAGGGGCTTGACGAACCGACTTCATCTGGTCCATTACATCCTTTTTTGTGCTCTTAGACACATTTTTCTTAATTTTATCCTGATTAAGAATGGTGTAAATGTCATCATATGAAATCTGGTGTTCATCAGCTTTAGCCATCATGCCGGCAAAATCCTCTTCACTCATACCCCTGTCTATCATCCACTTGCGGGCTTCAGCTCTAGTCTGACGCTGGTTTTCACTCTGCGTCATTTTTTCATTAAGCTGTTTCTCGCTCTGTCCAACCTTTTGGTCTACAATTCTTTTAACTGCACTTTCAAATACTTGTGCAGAAGTTGAATTGGGGTCGGTCATAGCCTCATCTGGGTCGAAGATAAAATCTTCTGGCAGACTATTTGTCGGCTTAGAACCTCCCTCAAGGTAGTCTTGGACATGGTCTATAAGTCCGGGGTCTTTTTTCATCACATTAATAATAGCATCATACTGAGAATTTTCATCAGCCTTTGCTTTCTGTGTCTGTGCTTCTCGTGAAGAATCGCTGTAACGCTTTTTAAACGGATTGTCATCACTGTCCCAATCAATACCACTATCGCTTACGGAGTCCGGTTGCGCTTTTGCAGCGGGAGTTACCTGTTCTTCTGGTGGATTGTCATCGTAAACCGCTGGGTTTACGTCCTTTTCAAGGTCTTCAAAGAAATTATCAGAGTCAGTGACTGATTCGGCTACTTTGTCGAAAAAGTCTTCTGAGTTACCTTTAACTGCCATTATATCTCCTTAATCTTGTTACTTAAGTTACTTCTTTTCGCCATTTGTTTCCAAACGCTTATTTTGTAAATCTTTCTGCAGCTCTTCCTTATATTTCTGCTTCTCGACGGACATTTCATAATTGTACCTGTCCTGATTAGCTTTGTTGACTGCTGCATCACCTTTAATTTTTGCGCTGGTATCAACAACCTTCTTACGCATGTCGTGTTCCGCTTGTCTCACCTTGTCCTTAATACCAAGCTGTATCATCTGACGCTCAAGAGTCTCAATTGTTCCCTCCTTATCCTTATTGGATTCTTCAAGTTCTGTAATGCGACCCTGTTGTTCAGCATACATGCTCTTTCTCTTGGCTATACCTTCTTTATTTTTAACATCAGTCTCAGCCAAAACAGCTATGTCGTCTATAACGCCAAGTTGCATAAGTTCTTTAAGCTCACCTAGGTATGCCCAGCGATTAATGGGCATTGACTGTCCGGCTATCACCCTGACGTCAAACTGGGCTGTCGAATAATCATTCCACTTCCCAATTGCTTCACCCATATCGTTATAAATTGGGATATTAAGTTCCACTTCTTTTTGCTCTTGGATAGCAGATGGCTGAACCAGCCTAAAAACCTTATGTGCTGTATAAATTGATTGTGCATAATCCTTAACCACCTGTCCAAGGCGGGTAAGTCCATTTTTAACATTCCCCTCCATCCAAGCCTTAACCCTTCTGGTCCCGTACTCATCATTGGCTAAAAGGCCCTTATATGTTTCATGCTGAGAACCGGTGTCGCCCTGCATGGCTGAGTAGATGCCCGCTAAATATTCCATGTCAGCCTTTCCCTCTTCCACAATGCTAACAAACGCAGAAGATAACTGTGCCGGTAATATTGGGGTAGGAGCATCATATCCTGAATTTACAGGGAGCAGGGCCCCGGGTGCGGCCGAGTACTGCTCCCAGTGGTCAACATCAATCGAGCCATCGACATACATCCAACGCAAGGAGGAACCCAATGAAGCGTTGTGTACCATCAATTGATGGGCCTTGTTTAATTCTTTTTGTTTACCTATAAGTGGTGAAACTGCGCTCATCGGGAATGGAGTCCCGGTATATTTATAGCTTACCGGAACAATTGGGAAATCATATCCCGGCAGGATAGAGTCCTGTATATATTCGTCACCAATAACAATAGCCAGTTTAATTCTAGTGTCATAAAACTTTGTAGCCTGAATTATATTGTCAGCTAAAGAGCCCTTCATTAAAATTTTATATTCTTTTTCTGTAACAACTACCTGCTTTTCGTCTGTTGCTGCCTCCATTGCCTCTTGCGTAAGCTCTTCTTTTTTTGCTTCATATCCCGCTGCAGTTGCCTGTAATAATTTTTCCCTCTCCCGTTCAAAGCGAGATTCTATCATATCACCCTTATTCACCGCCTCTATCATCTTTGTCAGGGTTTCTTCAACCTCAACCTCTGATTCCTTTTTAATCTGCCCCAGCTGTGTAGCAACACTTTCATTTATCTGTTGAAGCTCAAGTTCTGTTGGCTCAACACGATAAAACACATTCATATATGCAATAGATATTTTTTCGTATAGCTCATAATAATCAATTAACATCTCATCTTCTCCAAGTATGGAGTATCCCTCAGATACATCTTTATACTGGAAATCATGTTCATCAGCCTTGGCTAGTGAGCCGCCATGGGATGGATATTGTGAGTTTGCATTTCTAATTTTACTTTTCTTGTCCGGATATAGCATCTCTAGCTGTGCCCGTGGCAATATCTTGTGTACCATTATGTATGCTGCATCTGTATATAGTGGGTGTCTAGACTGGGGGTCTACATATACATCGAAAGGTTCAAGGGTTCTAATTTTAACTTCCCCCATACCCCTGTCATCATTTGGGTCAACATAGACCTGAAAATATCCAACAGACTTTGTGCAGGCATCCTGAATAATCTGGCTCAT